CATTTAACTTTAAATACCTATCTGTGGGATGAGATAAATCGGTGTGCCAAACCCACCAAAAATCACTAGGGTTCCTTCTTTTGACAATCACCATTGACGGTGTTGTACCCAAACCGTGACCAAAGCTACTATCAACGCCAGTTGCAACGTCAGTAAAAGTTGCTATGCTAAACCCATAGCTAGGATTTGCCTTGACACGGCTATCAATAGTACCGTCAGTATTTAGGTCAGACACATAGTCACTGTATGAACCCTTGAAGGCTATATAAATGTATGTGCCACCAGATGCGTTCATAGATGAGTGTGCATTAGTTATTGTAAAGCTGGTGCCATCAACGGTCATATTTCCGTTGCCGTTAGAAACCTCTGCGCTGGTATCATTTGCGAAAAGACGCACATCTATTGTGCCAAGAGGCGCACGAGTTGTGTCCTGTATAATCCAATCGCCTGTTGTGTCAGTACGCTTAACCATCACAAATCCGGGGCGAAAACCTGTTGTGATTGTTGGTCCTGATGTAGAACCATTACCTGTGTAAGAACCAATGGATGAATATCCAGCCACAGAATTCCACGCATAAAACACAAGCTGTTCGCCGGGATTATATGCAGTTGAGATTGTAGCCACAGATGATGTTGGCGCAGTGTTATTCCAGAACGTGCTGTCTGTTGTTGCCGCATCTGTACCATTCAACCTTATCCATTTGTCTGCACCTGTTACAGATGAATAAGAGAACCAGCTACCAGTGCTGTCACGCCTCTTTAATATCAGAAGTTCCGGTGCGCTTGACAGGCCGTGTCCGAATGTTTCTGTGCCAGAACCTTTTGTAAATGTTCCTATGCTAAAACCATTCGCTTGTGAAGCCTTGACCGTAGATGTAATTGACCCATCGGTATTGCTTGCGGCTGAACCGCTGCCAGCATCCCAAGCCCAAGCAACGTGTTGTTCGCCAGAACCGTTTACTCTTGCGTTTGTTCCAACCGTAAAACCATCAGAACTAAATTGACTTAAATCTTGTACCTCAGTTCCTTCAGCGTCTGTATTATTACTTTCTAATGTTTTAGTTGCACCACGAACACTATCTGTAAGAACGTGGTCATAAGCTGTAGTACGATTTTTAATCCAAACTAAATCTGGTTCAAAGCCGAACCCGCTGATAGACTGTGTTCCACCATTGCCAGTATAGGTAACAGAACTGTGGCCTGTTGGCGCATTGTTTGCACCAGCATCCCAAGCCCAAGCGACATAGGTATCAGAACCAGAATTATATGCACCATTTGCTGAACCAATCGTAAACCCATCACCGTCAAATGACTCTAATCCAACACTGCTTGGCGTAAAATCAGCGTTAGTATTATTAGATTCTAGCGCAATATTTGCACCTCTAACTGTGTCAATTAAAACATGTGCGGAAGTGTTTGTACGTTCTTTTATCCAAACTAAATCTGGCGAAAATCCCAGCCCGCTTATGCTTTGACCAGACGACAACCCATTGCCGGAGTAGGTAACAGTATTGAACCCCTCAGACACAACGTCATCCTCAAAGGTCAGGTGGAAACCGTTTGTACCGTATGTGCCAGCGTAGCTAGTAGCTACCCATACACCTTCTTTAAACTGACCAAAGCTGGTAGGGTCTAGGGCTTGACCGTCAATGAAATAGACATCGGATAGGTAGCCGTCTAAAAACTGACCACTTCCATCAAAGGAACCAAGCTGATGTTCGTTAGTAGAGTTGATTAAACCATCAGCATTTTCAAAATCGTCTGATGTTGAAACCGACTGCAAAACACCATTCACATAAATTTTAACCCTGTCACTCGCAGTGCCGTTAGAATAGTCAGCCGCTACAACAATGTGATACCAAGCTGATGTATCTCTAAAAACAGCAACAGTATCCACTAAACCGCTAGTGCTGGAACCGCCTTGGTCAACCCCAATAGTGTTGTCTGTGTTAAAAACGATTGAACCTCTGCGGCTTGCAGCACCATCATAACAGTGAAACAAACCTTGCAACGTACCCAAGTTGCCACGCTTAACCCAGCCAGCCCAAGTCCACGTCTTGCGGTCGCCAGCAGCATCCGGTGTCCAGCTTAGGTACTGGCTATCGTCATCGTTGAACTTGAGTGATTGTTCAATTGTTTGTGGGTAAAAACCACCACCACCTTGAGCCGCAGCCGATGCACCTAACAATATTGAGTTATTAAATACCATTTATAATAGTTCCTTTATTTTATATCAAGACTTGCAATAGCTTGTACAGCCGCTGAAGTGTATACAATATAATCAATTCTGTCAACTGAACTTACATCTGTTGAAAGCGTAGGAGCGGTACCACCAATAAACTTCCAGTTAGAACCAAACGAAAGTGTACGTGAACCTGTTCCATCTTGAATAACAAAAATAGAACCTACTTGTCCGGGTACACAATTTGTAGGATTCTCAATTGTTCTATTGTCTGTAAGCTGAACTGCAAAGTTCTGACCATTATTAAAATCTACTGTAATACTTGCCGCATCTGTTAAACTTACAATATCTGCAACCGCTGCAGTACCAATATGTAATTGTTTACCAAGAAGATTATCTACACCAATAGCAACTGCACTTGTATAAATATCTGTAGCTGATAGTATACCAGTTAATGTGCCACCTGACAAGGGTAAATGATTAGCAATTGACGTAGCCAGTGTAGCAGAAAGATTGGTAATAACACTATTAACAGATGTAATAGCACTATTAACAGACGTAATAGCATTAATGTTTGTTGTTACATTTGCGTTTGTATTAGCAATTGATGTAGCTAATGCGGCAGAAGTTGCAGCAATTAGTGTATTACTATTACCAATGCTAGTAGCTAGCGTAGCAGATAATGTTGTAAGGTCTGCATTAGTTGGTACACCGGAAGTGGAAATAACACGGCTTGCATTAATATTAATACCAGTACCTGCAGTATAACTAAGAGCAGAACTAAACTGAACAAATGTAATATTAGTTGTACCAAATGTAATTGTGCCTTGTGTATTACACACATATGATTCACCCGCCCCTGTATCACCTTCAGATACAAAGAAATAAGAACCTTCATCAAGTGAGTTAGCATCACTATCACCGGAAGTATCTGTGTCTGAAGAACGTGTAAGCACCCAATTTGTAGAACCAGAACCAATATCAGTTACAACATATACACCATTTTGAGTCTGGTCAGTCTGTTGATATATAAGAACACGGTCAGCAACTACTGCAGCTACACCATCAATAACAAGAGCAGCTTGTGTACCTGCATTAGTAAGAGTTGCACCTACACCTGCAGTGCCGTTGTTATAAGTAGCGTTAAGATTAATAGGACTTTCAAGACGAACTGCTTCATGAAAATGCAGCGCAGCCGCTGTAAGATTATCTACATATTGTTTTGTTGCTGGTTGTAAGTTTGTTGCTGGGTCTGCATTAAGTGTAACTGCACCAGTAAATGTACCACCTGCAAGAGGCATATGATTAGCAATAGACGTAGCTAAAGTAGCTGATAAAGCTTCAGTAATACTTGTTGCATATGCTGATACGACTGCAAGTTGTGAGGTTGTTGCATAACTACCACTACCAAGAACAGCATTAATAGATGTAATAGCTTCAGAATTTACAGATGTTACTGCAGACACTGCAGCAATAGTATTATTAATTGAAGTAATTGTTGGTCCTACAAAAGCTGTAGCACTTACTGTACCACTTACCTGAACACCATACGGAAAGTCTGCATCCTGTCCATCTGTAAGAGTAAGCATAGAAAACGAACCAGTATTGGTTAAACGTATTTCATTACTTTGTATAAAAAGATTTCCAGTTCCACTATCAGTAATTAAAGAATTAGAGCCATTATGCTGAATAGTTAAATCTTTATCTGTACCAAAATGCAAAGGAATATTATCTGCAAAAGTTGCACTACCATTTACAATAAGATTATTACTTACATCAATAGTTGTTACGCTTACTGTACCAAAAGATTGGTTAGCATTAATAACAACTGTACCTGAACCTGTAATACCTGTTACAGTTGTAGCATTTTCAAGGATGTGAATACCAGTACCTGCAGTTAATGCAGTCATTGTACCTGCACCAGCCAAGCCTGTAATACCTGAACCATCTCCACGAAGATATGTTGCACTAACAATGCTTGTGTTTACATTTTTAGCATTAACAGGACCAACGGCAGTAAATGTACCAGTAATATTTAAATCATTACTAATAGATGTTGCACCGTCAATATGCATTGTACCATTAATACTTACAGCACCTGCAACGTGTAAAGTTCCCGAAACAGAAACATTATTTTCTACATAAAGAGAAGAACCTGAAAGTGTACCACCTATAAAAGCATTGGCAGAAATAGTTGTTGTTGCAGTTACGTCTGTAATACGTCCTTGTGCATCAACTGTAAGAGTATTCATAGGACCATATATACCTGCAGATACAGATGTATTTTCCAAAGCAAAAGTAGGATTACCAGCAAGACCAGTAGCATTCGTAATCGTAATACCAGAAGAACCTACAAGTGTTCTACCGTATTTAGAACCACCTGATTCAGCTACCATACCTGTTACAGAAGCTGCACCCGCCGCTGCAGTATTAAGTTGGGCTGCTGTTGCATTAAGTTGTACACCACCAATTTCTACAATACCACCAAGGTTAATTTTAGTTTGAGAAAGTTGTAATGGAGATTGTACACCGTTACCATCTTGTACAGTAACGACACCACCGCCACCTAAACCAACATTATTATTACCAGTTTGAAGTAGCTGTCTATACGAATTTGCAATTAGTTGTCCAGTTAAAGTACTCATTATATCAGGTTCCAATACTTAAGGTTATTATTAAACGCAATAGTTACTGCGTTCCAAGCACCGTTACGGTCTATGTTAGGATCAGGTCGAATATCTTTAATCATATATCTTTCATCAATACGTGGTGATTTATTTTGTGGATGGTTTTTTAAATCATACCCAGCATCATAATCATTATTACAAACCATTAAACCATAGCTATTCTTTTTTAGCTGATTTAATTTATATCTAAATCCACATACATCACATAAACCATAAACATTCTTTCTAGAAGGCATTATACCATAACCCTTGGTTTAATAAAAATACTTACACGTTCTCTATCTTCTTCCATAGCACGTGCTAGTCTTTCTTCATATTCTTGCTTTACCATTTGAATACGACCAGCATCAACTCCAGGACGTTTCATTCCCATAAAGTATGCAAGACCTGCGGTTAAACAAGGAAGAAATCTACGAGATACATCAGCATTCTGAAAAGCTGACTTGTCAACATCTTCCATGTAACGTACAAGCTCAAGCTTAACTTCGTCTGTAGAATTTTCTGGAATAGGCCAAAGGTTAACAACTGGATTGCTACGAGTATGACGAACTGCATACTGTGTAGGTCTACCTACTTGACCTTTGTTAGGTATCTTTAAATACTCTTGCATTGAAATACGTTCTAGTTGTGTATCAGTATTATCACGATTAATTACAGCTTCAAGAACATCAATAGTAGCTGACGCAAGACTAAAGGTAGTTACACTTGTTGCAAGAGTGACTACAGAAGTATTAGCAGTCCAAAGCATGACACCTCGGTTCTGCCAATCCTGAAGAAGTAAGTTAATGGAACGCCTAGCAGACTTAGGTTCATGACCAAGTGTTTGCTCACCGCCAATCATTTCCAAAGCTTCTTGGATAATTTCGTCAATGTCCATAGTAAAATTAAAAGTACCTGAAGTAGCCATTTAATATAACCTATTCTTTCTCTGCTTTGATCGGGCTGTATTCTTTCTGCCACTCATTCGTCCAGAAATCTTCTTCAATTTGTTTGTCGATCCTGGTTTCATAATCTGTTGACCAATTTTTCCACGCCCTATAGCCATTTTTAATAGAGCCTGTTATGTCCAGAAACACTTTTGGTTGTTTTACGTTTTGCAATCTTACCGCCATACTTTTTATTTACAGTTGTTTTTGGACGACCTTCTAAATTCATTCTAGCAGTTTTTTTTGTATTACGCTTTTCCTGCTCTTCTTTTTCTATTGCTATTTCTTTGTTAGTAATTTCTATAATACGATTATAAAGTTTTGGATCATCTCGTCTAGCTCTTAGTAATCCAGCATATCCCCCATACTTTTTACTTCCTAATTCTTTAGAAGCTTTAGCTATAATAGGTGAATATTTTTCATAAAAAGATTCTGAAATAGATTTAGGAACTGGAACTTTTTTCTTTGATGTTTTAAGCATCATATCATCTGGTGACTGCATTTTAATCTCCCTTACGCTTTACCATATTTTTTATGTTTCTGACTTTTTGGAGGAGATTTTTTAGAACCACCTTTAGTCCACAAAGCTTTGTCAGCCCAGTATGCAGCAGACATTTTACCCTTTGCAATATTTTTTGCATGACGACTTTTAAATGAACGGCGAGCAGTATCGGAGTAGTTGTGACCCATAGACGAATCACCGTAATGTATAAGTCTAACCTTGTCACCTTCTTTAGCCAAGACCATACCCTTTTTACCTGATCTGTCAGATTTTCTAGGCTTATTAAAGCCAGCAAATTTTTTACCACGATATTCAATTCCTCCTGATGGTAAGCGTTTAACGCCTGGATACTTTCCTACTGTCATTATGCCTTCCTATACTTTCTAACTTTTTTAGCTATAGCTTTAGGTTGTTTAACATGCTGCTTTCCAGCCTTGCGTCCTTTTCTTTTAGCTGCCGAAGTCTTAGCGTATTCTTTTGCGGATAACGCTTTGATAGCTTTTTCTGGTAAGTAACGCTCACCTGTTGCTTTTGAACCCTGCGTGGACGGTTTACCACTCTTGGTTTTCCACTTTTGCCTTGTCCACTTTTTTAAACTTTTTTGTGATGCAGCTAATCCCATTTAACATTCCTTATTATATCACCTTATATTTATATATACAATCATTTAGTAGGCAGCTCTAGGAAAAAGAACTATAGCTAAAAACAATAAACCTATTAATGCTCCAATAATAATACTAACAATTGAAGTTACTTTAATATTATGCATCATTTCTTCATGAGCAATTCTAGCTTCACGTTTTCTTTTTAGTTCTGCCTCTTTAGCTTCTTGTATTCTTTTAGCACGTTCATCTATAATACCCTGCCAAGTTCCATGACCAAAACGCATATCAATAAGCTGTTTCATTTCTGCCATTTTTTCTTGTGCTAACTTAGCATCAATGACTTCTTGTGCTACAGACTTAATACCAAACTGATCACCAAGACTTACCCCAGATTTTTTAGCACGTTGCTGTTGTATTTGTTTCTCACCCTCAAATAGATGATCAACATATCCAGCAATTTCACCAATGTCTTTGGCTGTACCAATAGCAGATTTAATACCGTCTACTGCACTTTTTACTAATGCTATACCTGCTAATGTTTCCGCAATCATCTTATCTTCCTAACTTAGGTATTGGTTTACATATAGCGGTTATATTTAATCTTCTATTATCCCCCGCTGGAACAGGTCTTTGTTTAGATAACCTTTCTGCAAAGTACAAACATCTATCTACATCTTTAAACCTTTGTGTCTCATCTATCTTTGTTGCTCCTATATAAACAACAAGAATAAACTCTATCATCTGCCGCCAGTAAGGTATTTCATTTCAGTTTCAAGAACAGACACACGCCGTAGTAATTCAACAATCTTATCCATGTGCATACTATTACTATTGGCGGCTTCAAATAAACCTTCGATAGCTTCGTTATTACGCATGATGTCACGCTTCATGTTAACAGTCTCTTCAATCGCCATACGGCTAGACATTTGCTTAACTGTCTTATCAAGCTGTGCAATAGTCTGTGCCTGCTGGCTAACCCACCAAACACCTCCAGAAATTTGTAACACCATTGCAATAACAAGGGCTATAGGTAGTTTTAAGTTTTCCATTAAGTTTTATAACCCCCTCCTGCTTTTTTATATTCAGAAGCTAATAGTTGTGCCTTACGTGCTGACCATTGACCAGATGCGCCACCCTTAGTACCCGCTTTAATTTTTTCAAATAAGCGTTTACGCATAGTAGGTTTGGTATAGTTACCTGCTTTATTAACTGTGCTTTTAGATTTAGGTCTTTTAGGTTTAGAACGCATTGTTATGGTCTCCGTAAACGAGCCTTGCCATAACCACGCATAGGACCACCTAGCTTTTTCTTCATAATCTTACCACCGTAAGCATAACCCATTTCGTCAAAGTCTTCATCAAGAAGAAACTTATCGTTTTGAGCAGCTTCGATTTCTTTCATAAGATCTTCGTACTCACGATCCTCTTCAGATTTTTTATTAGCCATTATGATTTCCTAACTGCACCAAAGCCTTTCATAGCTGCGCCACAACCCATGCCGCCGCCAAACTTACGTTTAACCATCTTACCGCCATAAGATTTATTAGAACGGAAACGTGAACGCATTTCGTCAAGCTTCTTATTCATAGCTTTAGTAGCTGGTTTAATTGAAGCAGACTTAGCAGCCTTAGACTTAGCAGCTTTAGCTTTCATATCTGGCTTAGACTTTGGAAGTGACATCATAGCTTTTGCCTTAGTCATTCCAGGTGTGGCAGAACTTTTAGCCGCTTTAGTTGCTGCAGCTTTCTTAGGTGTAGGCGAAGTCTCTGCCCCTGCTTTCATTTTAGCACGAACACCACGTGTATAGCTATCGTCCTTACGATTCATCATATTCATTTCAGTTTGTGAGGTACGACCATACGGACCTTGTGATCCTTTGTTCTTACCCTTTTTAGCTGCAGGAATATTTAGCTTCTGATCAATTCTAATTTTGTTTACATCTTTAAGATTTGGATTTGCAGAAATAATATCCTGTATACGTACACCGTACTTTGCAGCAATATCAGATACTGTATCACCTTTACTTACTGTATGTTTTGTAGCCATTTATTTTCTCCTTAGTATAATCTGTTATGACCTGACTGTTTCTTAACAGTCTTTGTTGATTTACGTTTAGCCTTCATAGGTTTAGCTTTAGAAACTTTACCACCTTTTTTAACGGCTACCTTTGATGCACGGTCTGCCATTAGTTTATTTTTTATATCAGGTGGTAGTTTATCTAACATTTCCATCATACCAACACCTGCACCACTTGAAGAAGAAAGTTTACCTAATACACCACCTTTTCCCCCACCCATAGCAGATGCCATAGTTTGTGCAATTTCTTTCGGTGATGATCCTATTTTTTTTGGAGTGGCTAGTCCAGAAGGTTTAGCTGATCCTGATTTTTTAAACATATTAATTCGCCCCTATTCGTAAGTTGTTGTCTGCACCTGCAGGACTTGCTGGCATTTCCATATCATCTCTACGAGTACGTCTTGCCTGATTTTGTAATGTCTGTAATGATTGAGCGTAGCGTTGTTCAAACAACTGCGCTGTTGGATAGTCTTTCATAAACACCATTGCTTCTACCATTGAAGCATTAAACAAAGCATCATAGCAGAAATCTGAAAAATAATTATTTGGTGTAGCTGTAGTTAAGGCTACTGGTTTATTAACATGCACAATTTCTGCATCATATGTAGCATTTGTTGTTGGTGCAATTACAATAGTAGTATTATCTCTACGTGCATAATAAACTGGTATGTCAGTTGTACTAGTAGCATCAGGCCAATAGTCATTAATAAACTCATCTGTTCTTTGTAAGATAGGGGATTTACCAGATGCTCCAAGTGTTACTGTAAAGTTTTTAATAACACGAGTTCCAACAGGAAGTGTAATAATATTATTGTTTGCAGAGATTGCAACTGAGGTATAGGTGACTAATCCGTAATCATCTAGATCACGTGTCATACGCTCTTCAGCCCTATTAACCATTTTGGTAATATAGTTCTGGAACTCTGTGCCATCGTTTTCACAGGCTTGGGTAATATCGTCTACAAGATAAAGATAACTAGCCATAGTAAATAGCTACAGTCGCTGCAGATGAAGGGGCAGAAACTTTTACAGGACCATATACTTTAATACCAAAATCAGGAACGTAAATATCACCTGCATCTACAACAGTTGTTGCAACAAATTTAATATTGTTACCATTGACATTTCCGTATGCGTCTGTTTGATTTCCAGTAATAGTAAATGTTCCTACACCAGAATATGTAATTCCTTTAATACGTGTATCGGTTACTGTAGTACCAGTTGTCGTATCTAATACGGCACCACTACCAGTAACAAAACCTTGTTTAATATTTGTAGCCATGTTTTCCTCATTGTTAATTAGTTAGTTGTTTATGGACTATTGACTATATTATACACAAAAAAAGAGGGATATGAAAGCCACACCCCTCTAATTTTTATTTTTTTATTGGTTAGACCTTACGCTCCTTCGGAACCGTAGAAGCCACGCCAATCTGACCAACCGAAGCTGTAACGCTCACGAGCCTTAAACCGAAGGTTGCCAGTGTCGAAGTCTGGCTCCATCTTGGTTTGCAGAGGCGCACGAACAAACATCTTGGCACCGTTAGGACAATCAGTCTTAATGAACCAAGCATCAGTGTCTGTAAAGCGGCGGTTCACGTAGAAGCCACCAGGCACAAGACCCTGATTACGGATTGAGTTAATGTCATTAACATTAGTCGCACCGTTTGCTGCAGTTGTTGGGTTTACCC